GATAACTTACAACTTGCAGAAGTTTTAATTAAAAACTCTATTCTCCATTGTGCCATATCGGTCAATTCATTTAGTAAGTCTTTCATTATGATAAAATATAATTAATTGCGTCTTTTAAATTTGTTCTTTCAATTGAATTTTCGTTAGGCATAGAAATTATAAATAAGCTATGTAAATCTACTCTAAAATTATCTATTTTTGAATTTTCTTTACTGGCTACAAAATTAAACTCAATTAGGTTTTCGCCTATCCAAAGTTCTTGACCGTATTTCACAATCGATTCTCTAAACTCTAAATCTCTAAATTCGTCGTTATAATCATTTTGTACTTTTTCTTTTAAAAGGTCGCAGATGTTTTTAATTGCTTTCATAATTTTATTTTTATTGGTTGTAACTTTAAGTAGTTTCATCATTTTTGATACTTTACGCGCGTTTTTTCGATTAAAAATCTAACCTTAAATCTTCCTAAATTATCAGTTTTTATAGTTTGTTTAGAGTTCTCTCCAAGTCTATTTTTAAAATCTATTGCGTGTTTTTTACTATAAAAAACTTTAGTCGCATATTTTTGAATCCCTTCCATAATTTTATTTTTAAGTGGTTATCTTTAGCAAATATAAGGCGGTTATTTAATTAAACAATACTTTAATTGTTATTTAACATTTATTTAACAAACGCAAAAAACCCGCTAAACTAATAACGGGTTTCTCAGTCGCTAACCAAAACAAAAAAAATTATGAAAAAACAAATATAAACAAATAACCTATTAAAAACTAAAAAATCTACTATAATATTTTCTTACTAAGAAAGCTAAAATTATAATTACAAATATAAGTAAAAAATATTTAAAATAACTTTCTTTCCTATCTACTTTTTTTTCTTGCAGAACCTCTTTAACTCTATTATTTTTTTGTTTAGCAGAAACGCTTGTTTTAACCTCTTTAATTTTACTTGTATCTACTAATATAACTTTTGCTTTTTTCTTTGTTAAACGGGTGTTTTTGTAGGTTAAACCGTCAACTACTATTTCTTTATCGTTGTCTATTGGTTCGTAAATTACAATATCGTTTTCTTCTGTCTGAATTACGTTTTTATTTATAACCAAAACCGCACTATCTTTTTTGGTTTCTTTTGTTTCTGTAATGGTTTCTTTGTTTGCTTTTTTGACTTCTACTTTTCGAGAACCGCAAGAAATTATTAGCAACGATAAAATAATTATTAAATTTTTCATTTTGTGAAGTAGTTTGCAGATTCTTTTATACGTCGATTTGTCAATCCTTTAATTTCTGTCAAAACGTTGTTTACACGTGCCTTATTCCAACGTAAAAACTGCTTTGCTATGTTTGCATCGTTTGGATTATTTATTACTAATTTTAATAAAGTAGATGCTTTAAAATTACTTCCACCAATATTATAAACCAAAGATACTAAACTATTAAATTGATTTTGCGTTAAATCTATTTTTACATATTTATTTACAATATCTTCAAAAACTTTAACCGTATCTTTTAATAATTCAAAAGCATAATCTTTAGTAATTTCTTTATCTTTTAAAGTTACTCTTTTGCCATCTGGGTAAAAAGTTGCACCAAAACCAATAGTAGGCACTCCCGCACTGCATAGATAAGGTTTTAACCTCAAACCCTCAAAACTTGCAATTAAATCTAATCCTTTTTTATCTAATCTCATCTTCTTGTTTTTTATTTATAATTTTGTCAACTACCGTTATACTTAAACTTCCTAAAGATAAAACTAAAACCGCATTTACTAGTGTATCAGTTTGGTAAATTAACATAGAGACTATTAAACTTATAGAGCCTAAAACGCCTACTAGTCGCTTGCTACTTTCTGGAGTATCGCTTTTTAATATGTTCGTTAAAAATTTTATCATTATTTATTTTTTAGTTTTTCGCAAATTGAAAGTAACTGTTTGTACTTTACATCTAAATCTTTAAACTTTTTTTCCCAAGTTTGTGCAGATTCCATAAGTGTAGCGTTACGCAATTCTAAACCGTTAAGCCTAATTATCAAATTATCATATTGTTCTTTGTAATGTTTAAGAAAAACGTCGTAAGTGCTTTGCATTGCTTCAACCGCATTTGCGTTGGCTGTCTTATCGCTAATTCTTGAAGTCTTACGACCCGTAAAAAACATAACCAAAGCGCCTACAACCGCACTAAATTCTCTCCAATATTCTAGCATTAATTCTTATTTGTTAAAAGTGTATATTATTCCTAAACCGTTCGATAACTTCCAATTGTTACCGCCATAATTGTAATTTAAATCGGTTCTCCAACTTAAATTTGTTGTTAAAAGTATTCCGAAATTATCGTTTAAATAATAAACGGTGTGTAAATTAGCACCAACCGTCCAATGATTTAATTTAAATCTCTCAATCCAACCCGCCTCAATAGTTGGTGTAAACTGTAACCTACCTTTGCCTATTCTTTGCCCTATTTCAAAAGCGTATTTTCTAAAATCTAAACTATTGAAATTTTCGTAAAGTATTCCAATAGTTAAATTTTCATTTGAAATTACACCCGCTCTAAAAGTTACATCTAACTCGGTTTTGTTGTTTGTTGCGTTACTACCTAAAGTTGCGTTTCTTACGTCTGTTGTAATACTTACATATTGTTCCATTCCGTAATGGTCGTTTTGAGCGTAAGAAATTAAAGAAAATAACGATAATGCGATTAATTTTTTCATAATAAATGTTTTAAGTTTCACCAAAGATAAGTAATTAAAACAATACTAAATTAAAAATTAACATTTATTTTTTTAATTCTGCAATTTCTGCTTTTAAAGTTTGTATTTCTAAAAGCAAAGTTTCGCGCTCTAAGACGCAATCTAATTGCAATTGTGTTAGTATGTCGGTTAAAGGGAAACCCTCGCTTAAACCTACCGCAACGCTCTCTACATTAGTTTCTGTTTGGCTTAGTACTACGCCATCTTTTAATACCGTATCTAACCACCCAACGTGTGCGCCTTGAATTAACCCTTCTTTATTCCATCTTACCAAAAATTCGTTTGGTGTTCTGTTTTCTGTAAATACTGCCATTTTTTTTTATTTATTAATTATGAACTTGTTACCGTTTCGTATGCAGTCGCTCCACCAATTCGCATTTTATTTAATGTTGTGTTAAAGAACGATGCTCCTTTAACGTATGCGGGTTCGGTTGCTGTTGTGAATTGACCTAGTTTTAGTAAGTTGGATAGTTTAATACTGCCGTTTACGTCTAACACTTCTGTTGGTGTTGTTGTGCCTATTCCGATATTACCAATAGAAGAAATACTTAATTTTTCATTTCCACTTACAAAAAATCCAATCGGATTATTTGCTTGGCTAAAGAAAAAAATTTTACCATCATCATATTGACCAAATTGCATTAAATCGCTAGGTAAAACATTTGGTCCACCTTTAATATTAATAGAAGAAAAACCTCCAGCAGTAGTGTTTTCTAGCCTTAAACCTGGGTTACCAGAACCTGAATTTTGTATAAATACTCCAGCATCACTTCCAACCCCAGTAAACGAATTAGCAATAACTGTTCCGCTAAACTTACCATTACCTACTACATCTAATTTTTCTGTTGGTGTTGTTGTGCCTATCCCTACATTTGTTCCATTATCAAATATCTGACTATCTACAAATCCACTTGCTCCTTTTTTAGGTAAAACGTTTAGTGTTGGGTTTGGTATTGCGTCTACGTAGGATTCTAAAGCAATTGTTCCGCTTTCATCTGGCAATATATATTTTCTAGTTGCTGTTAAAAGTAGAGTAGATAACCTAGCAAAAATTGCAGATGTTTTACCAAAAACAGTTTGACCGTTTTCATCTGCTGATGCGAAAGCTCCAAAAAGGTTAACGTTGTTAAAAGTGTTAAATGCAGCAGCTAAAAACCCTAAAGCATTTACATCGCTTCCTGTATTCCTATCAGCTGAACTATTACCTAAAGCATTTATATTATTTCCTGTGTTATTTTTTGCTGAATTAGTACCCATTGCGTTTACATCAACGCCACTATTACTTTTTGCAGATTGACTACCTAAAGCGTTTACTTGATTTCCTGTATTATCTTGCGCAGAAGCAAAACCTAAAGAGTTTACATAAGTACCTATATTTCCTTTAGATGAAAAAATACCTAATGCATTTATATTAGTTCCTAAATTGTCAAGTCCAGCTTCAGTACCTTGAAAATTTTTTCCTTCAATTAAGTCGTTATTATTGTCTAATACTTGTTGAAGTGTAGGTATTGTGTTTTCTATTTCAATATTCCCACCGTTTAACAAGTTTTGACTGTTAATACTAGCTATATTAATGCCGTTTACTAAAGTATCTTGTTTATCTGCTAACAAATCATCAACCGAACCTTTTAAATATACAATAGGGTCTGCATTGTTTATATTTGTCTTAACAGTTCCACTAACTGTAACTTGTGCTTTAACCGCACCGCCAATTGTCGATTTTTTAGCCTTGTAGCTAGAGCCTTGAGGACTTTGCGAAACATCGTTAGGGTCAACAACGTGTATAAATGCGTTATCAGGTACGCTTAAAATCTCGGTTAGTTCGGTTAATTTTTTATCTACTAAAGCCATCTATTGAAAAATATAATTGTTATCGTTTTGAAAAATATAGTTTGTACTATCGTTAAAAATATAGTTAAACC